AAAAAACCATCTATTATAAGATTAATTTATAATGTAAATGTTCCTTATAGAAAAGTAATTTTATCTAAAGAAAATATCTTTAAAAGAGATAATTTTACTTGTGCATATTGTGGTAGATTTAGAGATTTAACAGTCGATCATATTTTCCCAAAATCAAAAGGTGGAAAAGATAGTTGGGATAATTTAATTTCAGCTTGTCAAAAATGTAATTCTAAAAAAGGAGATAGAACATTAGAACAAGCAGGTATGAAACTTTTATTTAAACCATATAAACCAAGTCCTTTACATTTTATGTGTGAAGCAAATAGGTTTAGAGAAGGATGGGGAGATTATTTATTCTCATAATTGTCGAGGTTAAAAAATAAAAAGATTGTATATTTATAAAATTGAAGGATTGGGCTATGAAGATTGAGATGCCTTAATTTACCAAAACGTTGGAATTACGCGGGTTAAAGTCCCTATGTGTTCTCTGAAAAGATGTAACTTAATTCTATAGTAGAGATCCTTCAATATGCTCCCATCGTCTAGGGGTTAGGACAGTAGCTTTTCGAGCTATTAACCACGGTTCGATTCCGTGTGGGAGTACTTAAGTGTAGTTTAAATATTAAAATAGGCGCCTTAATAGGAGTCAGATATGGGAGAGTAGCCCATTACTTGAAAATACAATGCGGGATAGAGTAGAGGAGACTCACTGGGCTCATAACCCAGAATCGAAAGATAAACGCGGGATCGTCGGCCCGCTCCCGCTACCAATTAGGTGGATGGTCTTCTGAAGATTGAAATATTATCGCTAGGGAGAAACCAACCTATATTATTAAGGCTCTATCGTTCAAAGGATAGGACAAAAGTTTTCTAAACTTTTAATGTTAGTTCGAGTCTAACTAGAGCTTCTTCGCGAAAACAAGATAGTGGAAATACCCCCAGTCAACACACTATCTACATTAAAGCATCCCAAAACATGGATGCTTTTTTTATAATATTTATATATGGTGTTATATATTAAAGAATTTATATTAATATAGAACCCCATGAAAAATAATATAAAATTAATATAATACAATTATATAAACTATAACACATGAATCTTAATAACATATTTAACACATTTACTTCTGAGGTAAAAGAGGAAGATAAATTAACTACTGATTTTAAAGATCATCCTATAATTAAAATAGGGATGTTTAAAAAAATAATTAAAAATTATCAAACTTTAGGAGATAAAATGTTAGATCTGTTTCTTTCTTCAAATATAAATTTAGATAAAGAAGACATGAAACGAGCTGGAGAATATATGGTTTATTACAGGGCTTGGGAAAGTATTAAAAGTTTAAACTTGGAAAATGAGTTTCATTTAGAAAATTTAAAAAAAACTTCAGATAAAGAATTTATTATATTATTAGATAGTAGTATTAAATATTTTGAAAAGTTTGAAGATTATCAAAAATGTGCAATTCTCCATAATATTCAAGAAAAAGTTAAAGACTTTTTAAAATAAGCTTGGAATTTAAAATTTAAATAATATATTGGGAAATACGGTTGTTTAAAAAGATATAGAAATAAAAACATATGAGAAATAGAGATCAAATAGTAAATAAAATTGAAAATGTAGAGGGGTATTTGAAAACCCTGAGAGGAATTGTTGCAAGACAAGAACCATTAGAAACATATAATATGTTTATTACCAAGGCTGAAGATGAATTAATAGATGTGAAAGCAGCTATTGAAAGAGAAGATATGAGTCCAGGTGAAATGAATAGAATTAATTAAATGGCTAAACAAGTATATAAACCATCCCCTAAATCTTTAAAAAAGAAACCAACCCCTCCTAAAACTCAGGTAATTAAAGAAGGAATAGATCCTAATAAAGTAATTAAAACTAATCCCAAAATGATTAGTGAAAATTTTAAAGCAGAAACTATTACTTTTAATTATCCAAATACAGAAAGTAATTTCACTACTACTCAAAATAGTGGTTCTATTTATTACAATAATCAAAACCAATTTTTAACCCTTAAATCATCATTCCCAGAATATGTTGGAGGTTATAGAATTGGAAAAAATCCAGGTTATGTTCAATTTAATATTACAAATAAACCAAATTGGCTTCATAGAAAATTCTCAAAATTGTTATTAGGTTGGGAATGGGTAGATAATAAAAATTAAATATGGAAAATAAAGAAACAACTCCTAAACCAAACTGGTTATTTATGATAGAATTAGATAATAGAAATAACAATTTCTTAAAAAGAATTTGGGTTATTTTATCAAATCCATTTTATTACATATTTACAGGGAAAATTAGATATTAATCAAAAAAAATAAATAAAAGTTATGAATCTTACAGCAGAACAAATCCAAGAAAATTGGGAAAAATTATTAGATGTTATTAAAAATAATATCTCATCTCCACGTAGAGAAAAATTATTAGAATTTTATCAAAAATATGAATCTAGACTTGCTATTATGCCAGCTAGTCATAAGAAAGCTTATCATAATGCATTTGCTGGAGGATATTGTGAACATGTTTTAAGAGTTTTTCAAGCAGCTTTAATGATCAATGCAGTTTGGGAATCTTTAGGAGTTGAAAAAAACTATACTAAAGAGGAATTAATATTTTCAGCCCTAAACCATGATTTAGGAAAAATGGGTAATGAAGATGAAGAATCATATTTACCACAAACAGATCAATGGCGTAAAACAAATCTAGGAGAAGATTATATTTTTAATAATAAAATTGAATATATGTCAGTTCCAGATAGAGGTTTATATTTACTTCAAACTCATGGAATTGATGTTACTAAAAATGAGATGTTAGCTATTAAATTACATGATGGAATTTATGATGAAGCTAATAAACCATATTTATTAGGTTGGCTCCCAGAACAAAAACTTCGTTGTGCCTTACCACACATTATTCATCAAGCAGATTTTTTAGCTGCTAGAATTGAATTTGAACGAGAATGGTTCCCAAAATTTAAAAATAGCGGGGAAATTCAAAAGAAAGATACTATATTGAAGGATAATAAAAAAACTCCAACAAAAACTAAAGCTTTAAGTAGTATTAAAAGTAATGGTTTAAAAAATATGTTGGATAATTTATAAAAAAATTATTAATTTAAATCAAGGTTGTAGCTAAAAACTACAACCTTTTTCTTTTTTATATGGAAATAACAATAAGTATATTAGCCGCTTTACTATTAGTAGCAATTTTTATCATATGGAATCTTCTCAGGAAAAATGAAAAAGCAGAAGATATTATAATTTATCAACAAGTGTATATTGATAAAGCTTTTGAAGTTATAAATTTTTGTGATGATGAATTAAAAAAAATAGATGCAAAGGGTACTTTTAAAAGTGATGATGAAATTGGATTTTTCTTTACTAAAATAAAAGGTTTACAAGATTTATTAAATCAATTTACTAAAAAAATTTAATATGAGTAGTATTCCTTTAGAAAATAAACCTAAATCCAAAAGATATTTTACTCAAGAAACTGAAAAAGCTATTATAAAATATAATAATTCTTTAGACCCAGTTGAAAAAAGTAAAATATATGAAAATGAAATTCATTATGCTTTTTTTAAATTAACTGAAAATATAATCCATACTTTTAAATTCTACCATACAGAAGTTGAAAATTTAGAAGATTTACAACATGAAATTATTATATTTTTACTATCAAAAATTCATTTATTCAATCCAGAAAATGGGGCTAAAGCTTATTCTTATTTTGGAACTATAGTAAAACGCTGGCTTATTATTTATAATGAAAAAAATTATAAAAAGAAAATTGATAAATTACCAATGGAAGATTTGGAACAAGATGAAAATTATAGTACTTCTTTAGATTTAGATATCCAAGAAAAAGATATAAAATTGTCTTATAAAGATAAATTATCTGATTTTACTAATTTATATATTAAATATTGTACTGATAATATATTTAAATTATTTCCTGAAGAAGAAGATGCTAAAATAGCTGATGCTATATTAGAGTTATTTAGAAAACGTGATAATTTAGAAATTTTTAATAAAAAAGCCCTATATATTTATATAAGAGAAATGGTAGATGTTAAAACACCTAAAATCACTAAAATAGCTGATGTGTTAGGTAATATATTTAAAAAAAGTTATACTTATTATCTAGAACATGGTATAGTGAAATTTTAACCAATTCCGTATTTATAATAAAAATTTAATTATGGATAATGATAAAATAATATTTGATAATAAAAAATTTTCAGATTTATTAAAGGAAATTTATGATAATCAAAAAAAGAAAAATAATCAAATTTCAACATTAATTACTGAATTAAAACCATTGATTACTGAAATTGGAGATGCTACATTAATAGTCCCTTTAATAGCTGAATATCTGGAAATGGGAATTAAAAATGATGATTTGTTAGTTAAATTAGCAGCTTTAGCCCAAAGAAATAATCAATCATCACCAACCAATGAAAATCCTTTAGGAATTTCTGAAAAGGAAAAAGAAGAACTTCTTAATAATTTAAATAAACAGTCAAAACAAAATGACTAAATTTGGGACTTCTGGTTTAAATCAGAATTTGAATAGTAATAATAATTCTTTTCAAACTAATAAAAGTTTAGACAAAAATAGTTTAGATAATCTTATATTAGTAGGAAGAGTCATTGATATTATTCTTGATAAAAACCATACCCAATTTAAAGAACTAGGAGATTGGAATTCTATAGGAACAATTGAATTTATAAACACCAATATCCAATCTTCCAATCCATCTCCAGGTTCATCCAAATTATTTGCAAAACCATTATTCCCAAATTTAAAAAATTATCCTATTTTTAATGAAACCGTTTACATTTTATCTTTACCAGATCAAGGAGTTATGGAAGATGGGGCAAGTAGAAAATTTTATTATTTAAATCCCATAAATATTTGGAACCATCCACATCATAATGCTGTTCCTTTTTTTATATCAAAAGAATCTGAAAATACCCAAAATAAAACATATGAAGCTACTTCTTTAGGAAGTATAAATAAAACTAAAAATACCCAAACAAAAATAAATTTAGGACCTGGGTTTAAAGAGTATCCAAATATTCATCCTTTAAATTATTTTTTAGGAGATTATATTATAGAAGGAAGATGGGGTAATTCAATTCGTTTTGGGAGTACCTATAAATCTAATCTAAACAATTGGTCTACTAGTGGAGAGAATGGTAACCCTATAACTATTATAAAAAACGGACAACCTAAAAAAACCTCTAATGAAGGATGGTTACCAATTTCAGAAAATATAAATGATGATTTGTCTTCAATATATTTAACGAGTAATCAAATAATCCCATTTAAACCTTCTAGTGAAATTTATAACAGTTATAAAAACATACCTATTTCTATTAATAAATTTAATGGTTCTCAAATTATAATTTCATCAGAAAGATTAGTTTTTAATAGTAGTAAAGATCATATTTTATTTAGTTCACCAACTTCAATTGGGTTTTCTTCCCAAGATGGTATAAATTTAGATAGTAAAAATTATTTTACTCTTACCTCTAAAAAAATAATATTAGGAAACAAAGATACCCAAAATCCAATGCTTTTAGGAAATGAAACAGTTAATACTATAAAAATAATTTGTGAACAGTTAATTAATGTTACTCAAGCTTTATCTGCTTTAGTAGAAATTTTTCCATCTGCTCCACAAGTTGCTACTAATATTGCAGCAACTGAAGCAAATATTCAATTAAATTTAGTTAAGGGGCAATTAGAAACTTTAAAATCAAAAACTAATTTTTTAAGTTAAAGAATGTTAGCAAAGTTAGGTCAGTCAATAATTAAAAATGTAGCAACTAAGAAAATTAGAATAAATGCTAACCTAGATGATTTAATTTCTAAATTTGATAAATCTTGTCCTTCTAAATCTGAAATGATTAAGATAATTAATCAAAGAAATAGATTAGTTTTAATTTTGACCCAATTAAGAAGAAATATTATAAAATTAGATAAATCTACTAATCCATTAAAACCTTTAATTACAGCTTTAAATAAATCCTCTAAATTATTAAAAAATAACCCAACCCCAGTAGCAGTAGGTTCACCAGCTATGGCATTTCCTTTAGGAAGTATATTAACTGCTAGTAATTCTTTACTTACTATTAATAGTAAATTAACAGGATTTACATCTACACTATTATCTTTTGGAGAAATTAAAAAATATATAGTAAAAACTATAGATGATCTATTAAATAAAATTAAACTATTAGATAGTTTAATACAAAAATGTATCTCCAAACAAGAAACACTTAATAACAATATAGCCACTACAACTTCTTCATCAAATATAACACTAAATCCAATTCCTGAAATATTCCCTATTTCAGATTCAGATTTAGATACTGAATTAAACAATATATTAAATAATGAAGAATCTGATTTGATAGGAGATTTACAATCTTCAAACGAAAATAATAATAATACTTATAATGGTTTTATATTTGAAATATTAATAGATAATAATAATACTACTAGATTTATTAAAAGATATGCAGTAGCTAAATCACAGTCTGGTATAATATTATTAAAAGGCGAACCATCATTTAGTTCTTCAACAGAAGTGTTAATAGATGAACTTAAATTTATAATAGATCGAGATAACCTTAAATCCTTTTAATAAAAAATAATAATAATTAATATTTATAACTAATGAAAACATCACAATTTAAAGATCTAATTAAAGAAGCAGTACGTGAAGCAATCAAAGAAGAGCTAAAAGATATACTTTTAGAAGCAATTAAAACACCTAAACAAACAATAGTTACTGAATCAGTTATACCAATAAAAAAACAATTAGACCCAGTTGAGGCAAGAAATAAATATATGAATTTATTAGGAGATATGGCTGCAGGTAAAGATACAATAAGCCTTAATACTAATACTTTTCCAATGGGTCCAGTAGATAATGAAAATGGTTCTTTACCAAATGGTGAACTTCCATTAGATATGATAGCAGGTTTGTTAACTAAAAAATAAAAATGGCTTTTAACCCTAGAAAAATATTTCCATTAGATACTAAACCAAGTATAGCAATTGGTATTGGATTACCTTTTAACCAATCTGCAGTATTTAGTTCAACTTATCTAACTAAAGATGCTATTAAAGCTAATTTAATTAATTTTTTCCTAACAAATCGCAAGGAAAGATTTTTAAATAATACTTTTGGTGCAAATCTTAGAGCTTTTATTTTTGAAGCAATCACAAGTGGTAATTTATCAAATTTAAAAGATGATATTCAAAGTAAAATTAACCAAATGTTTAGTAATATTAGAGTTGAAAGTCTTGATATAAATGAGTTTCCTGATCAAAATGCTATAAATTTAATTTTAAATTATAGTATTCCTAATACTAATATTACTGATAAAATAGAAATAACATTCTAATGGATAATTTTGACTATATAAAATATTGTAATGAATAATAAACGTGACGTAAAATATTTAAACAAAGACTTTGTATCTTTTAGAAATGCTCTTATAGATTTTTCTAAAACTTACTACCCTTCTTCGTATAATGATTTTTCTCCTAGTTCGCCTGGGATAATGATTATGGAGATGGCAAGTTACGTTGGTGATGTACTTTCTTTTTATCTTGATAACCAAATCCAAGAAACATACTTACAATTTGCTAGACAAACCAACAATTTATTTGAACTAGCTTATATGTTTAATTATACTCCTAAAGTAACAGGAGCTGCTTCAACCAAAATTACTTTTTACCAATTAGTACCTTCAATTTTAAGTGCTTCTTCATACTTCCCAGATTTTAATTATGCTCTTAAGATTAACAAAAACGCCACTATAACTTCTAATTTACTAAATATTCCATCTTTTTTAACTTTAGATGAAGTTGATTTTAGTATCTCAAGTTCAGTTAATCCAACAGAAATTACTATCCACCAAATTTCATCTGGAAATCCTACATTTTATCTTTTGAAAAAAGATGTAGATGCTATTTCTGCTACAATTAATACTACGACTTTCACATTTGGAACTCCACAAAAATTTCAAACAGTAACAATCAATAATGATAAAATTATTGGAATTCTAGATATTATAGATTCGGAAGGAAATACTTGGTATGAAGTAGATCATTTAGGACAAGATTCAGTTTATGATTTTGTAGTAAATACAAACCCAAACGATCCAAATACTTATTTATCAGCTTCAGATACTCCTTATCTTCTTAAATTAAAACAAGTCCAAAGAAGATTTGCATCTCGTTTTATAGATTCTGGATCTCTTCAATTACAATTTGGAGCTGGAAATGTAAGTACAATTGATGAAACAATAGTTCCAAATCCAGATAATGTTGGAATTGGTTTACCTTTTGGACAAAGTAAATTAACAACTGCTTATTCTCCTACAAACTTTAATTTTACAAATACTTATGGTATTTCTCCTTCAAATACAACTCTTACAGTTAGATATTTAACAGGAGGAGGAGCTTCATCAAATGTTCCTTCAAATACTTTAACTCAAGTTGCTGGAAATATTTTCTTTGTAAAAAATAATTTAAATGCAACTACTGCTCAAACAATTTTTGATTCTTTAGCAGTAAATAATCTTGAAGCAGCAAGCGGAGGATCAGACGGAGATTCAATAGAAGAAATTAGACAAAATACTCTTTCAAATTATAGTACTCAATTAAGAACTGTAACTCCTGATGATTATTTAATCAGAGCTTTAAGTATGCCTTCAAAATTTGGAGATATAGCTAAAGCTTTTATTCAACCTACAAAACTTCAAGATGTAAGTCAAGGTGAAATTCCTTCAATTCTTGATCTTTATATTTTAACTTATAATGCAAACGGAAATTTAACTCTTGCTTCAAATGCTCTTAAACAAAATTTAAGAACTTATCTTTATCAATATAGAGTTATTGGAGATTCAATTAGAATTAAAGATGCTTTTATTATTAATATTGGAATTAATTTTGATATAATTGTTCTTCCTGATTTTAATAATAATGATGTTATTAATAATTGTATTTTAGTTCTTCAAGATTATTTTAGTATTGATAAATGGTCTTTAAACCAACCTATTATACTTAAGGATTTATATATTCTTCTTGATTCTATTCAGGGTGTAATGAGTGTAAAAAACATTGAAATAGTTAATAAATCAGGAATTTCAGATGGATATTCTCAGTGGGGATATTCAATTCCAGGTGCAACTTATAATAATATTATTTATCCAAGTCAAGACGTCTCAATCTTCGAAGTAAGATACCCTAATACTGATATTCAAGGTAGAGTAGTACCATTATAATTATGAAAGTTTGTAAAAAATGTAATATAGAAAAACCATTTGAAGATTTTAATAAAGATAAAAACGGTAAAAATGGGTTAAAAAGTAGATGTAAATTTTGTATAGGAGAATACTCTAAAAAATATCAAATTGAAAATTTTGAAGTTAGTAAAAATTATAGAGAGAAAAATAAAGAAACAATAAAACAAAGATCTAAAGAATGGTATAAAAATAATAAAGATTTGGTTTTAGAAACTTCAAAAGAATATTATTATAAAAATCAAGATAAATTTAAAAAACATTGGGAAACTTATAAAATAGAAAACAAAGATCAAATTAAAGATTATCATAAAGAATATTATAAGAAAAACAAAGAAGAGTTTAATAAAAAAATAATTAAAAATAGTAATAAAAGAAGAAAAATTGATCCTTTATTTAAATTAAAAGATAATTTAAGATGTAGAATGTTTTTTGCTTTAAAAGGAAATCCTAAAAAACAATCAACTTTTAAATATATGGGTTGTTCTCCTGAAGATTGTAAAAAACATTTAGAATCTCACCCTCAATGGTTACCAATATTCACTTGGGAAAACCATGGAATTATTTGGGAAATTGATCATATTCAACCCTGCGCAAGTTTTGATTTTTCTATAGAAGAGAATATTTATAAATGTTTTAATTATACTAATTTAAGACCTGTATTTAAAACAACAGAGATAGCTGAACAATTTGGTTATTTTGATGTTATAGGAAATAGAAATAAGGGGAGTAAGATATTATGATAAAACTTTTAGATATATTAAAGGAGATTAAGATTAATAATCCAAATATCCCAAGATTTGAAGAAATAGTAAACAAAATAGATAAATTATGGCAAAAAGATATTAGTTTATATAAAGTATTATTAAAAAAATTTAATTATAATGGACCTATAATATCATTTAAATCCTATCCTCATTTTTGGGAAAAAGAATTATCAAATGATCAAAAAATTAAATTTAATAAAGAATTAGATAACTATTTAAAAAGAGCAAATGGCAATTTATAAATTATTTCCAAGCAAAGACGCTACACTTTACTCCCAATACCCTGACAAAAACACAGGACTGGATTCAATCTTGGAAATTTTTAACAAAACTCACAATACAGATCCGTTATATATTTCGGTTGCTGAAGTTGCGCGTGCTCTGGTGGCTTTCGATTCTGAAGACATTAATGACATTATAGTAAACTATATAAGTGGATCTACATGGCAAGCTAACCTAAAACTCTTTAATGCAAATACAACAGGAATTATAAATAATTCTCAAATTGTTGTAATGCCTTTAGCTCAAGATTGGTCAAATGGTTTAGGAAAATCAGATGATTCTCCTGAAACAGATAAAGGAGTTTCTTGGAAATGGTTAGATTTTCCTAGTGGTTCTTCTTGGAATTCTGCTTCATTTGGAGCTTACATAACAGCTTCATTTAGAGCTTCTAATCCTGGAGGAGGAACATGGTACACAGGTTCAATTTCAGGTTCACAATTTAGAGTAACTCAATCTTTTGATACAAGATCAGAAAAAGATATTAATCTAGTTGTAACTGACATAGTAAATGCTTGGCAAACTGGAAGTATTGGAAATTATGGATTTATTCTTAAATGGAGTTCAAGTTTAGAATTTTCACCAAGTTCTGCTCTTGAACCAAATATGAATCTATTTTCAGTAGATACTCATACAATTTATCCTCCTCAACTTGAGTTTAGATGGAATGATTTTTCATTTAATACAGGTTCAAATACAGTTGGATTTATTTCATCTTCACAAATGGTTCTTTCCTTTATAAACAATAAAGGAGAATATCAACAAAATAGTGTTTCTAAATTCAGAATTAACTGCAGACCACAATTTCCAGCTAGAACATTTCAAACACAATCTTTTTATATAGGAAATTATTATTTACCATTATCTTCAAGTTATGCAATTAAAGATTTGGATACCAACGAATTTGTTGTAGATTTTGATGATATATATACTAAGATAAGTGCTGATTCTGAAGGAAATTATTTTAAATTATGGCTTTCAGGATTTGAACCAGAAAGATTATATACTATATTAATTAAAACAGTTTTAAATGGTGAAATTCAAATAATTGATGCAGATAATATTTTTAAAGTTGTAAATGGATAAGGCTAGAATTAAAAATATTGTTAGAGAAGTATTGAAGGAGATTAAGGTAAATAATCCAAATTATAAATTACCCTCTCATTTTCCAATTAAAATTGAAAACCAAGATCAATATAAAAATATTTTAAGATTATTAAAAGATAAAGGTTATACTTATCAAGGAGGGTATCCAATGGATGGTTCTTATATGGAATATAAAAAATTTCCTTTTTGGTTAGATTGTACTATGCAGTGGGGAGATGAAGATGATGGTATATTTGCTATAAAAAATGGAAATACTTGGATTAAACAACAAAAAGAATTAGGAAATGAATTTTCAGAAATAACAAACAGAAAATGAGTAAACTAAACTTACATAAAACCGTAAAAGAAAAAAATCAATACAAAAAAGTAATTGATACGGAATTTACTCAACTAGTACAACCTCAAACCACAATACAAGAACCATCAACAGACGAAAAAATATCAAAATTTTTCAATGATTATCAGGATTTATTTTATGATATTCCTAAAGAAGGCGAAACTAATTCACATACTTATTTAATTAAACAAAGTAGTGACTATGTTGATAATCAAGTAATTGATGAAGATGTTCAAGCATTATTAGATGAAATTGCTTCATTAAGAGAAGAAAACTTGGAATTGCAACAACAACTTATAGATTCAAGTACGAACAGATGATTAAATTAATTGATATATTAAGAGAGATTAAGGTTAATAATCCAATAGTTTTAAATTTTCCCATTAAAATAGATTCCCTTAAGGAATGGGAAAGAGTTAAAAAACTACTAGCTTTAAAAGGATATTGTTGGGGAGATAGAACTTTAAATTTACCTTATAAATTTCAATTCTATATAACATATAATCCTGAATCTCAACATGAAAGCTGGGAAGGAAGATTAATTTTTCCTCAATTAATAGAACCACGAAAAAAATTAAAATAAATTGGATTCAATTTCAAACATAAAAATAGTAAATCCTAACACATTAGAATTTCAAGATTATCAACAATCTGATGAACAGCTTATATCTAGTTTTGAAATACAAGATATAAAATTTGATTCAACAAAAAATATTGTTGAATATTATATTTTTGATTCAAATAAGAATTTAATAAATAGTAATTATAATTTTAGAAATTATTCTATAATTGGATCTGATTTAAGTATTGAACCCAAAAAAGATTTAACTAATTACGGATTTGAAGAAGGTCAATATTATACTTTATATAATTTTATTACCCCACTTCTTAATTCCTCAGATGTAAATAGATATTCCATTTCAGAAATTAGTTCTGATAGAACTGAATTAAGAATATCTTCAAATATTGTTAATGGATTAGCAATAAAAGAAGGATATGTAAACTTTGTTTCTAGTTCCTTAGGATTAGAATATTTTAAAGATTTTTACATTAATTTTGGAAATAATGATTTAGTTATTGCAAATAATATTTTATTGGATGAATCTGATCCAACTCATATTTCTGTTTTAATTAAATTATATGAACCTTTACCTCCACAATTTGATTTAAAATCTGAACTTTGGGTTGTAGAAACTTTATCTGATTCAATAGCTTATTTCTTTGAATTAATAACAGTTTTTGATAATCAAGATAATGTTACTCAATTAAGAGGTCCTAATTTAAATATTGATGTAAAAGATAAAATTAATAATTCTACATCTTATATAAATTATAATACTCTTCAAACTGCAAGTACTTCACAAACTACTTCAAGTTTAACAAATCAGTTAAATAATATTTTAAAGAATAAATCTATTAGATTAAATATAGATTATTCTAATTATGATAACTTTATACACTTTTCAAGTGCTGAGACGAGATTAGAAAATTTTTATTATAAATTATCATTAATTGAAAACTATAAATTAAACTATTTAAGTTCTTCTTTATCAACTAGTAATTTTTATACAACATCAAGCCAAAATATTTATTTAGATAAAGTTAAAGAAATAGAGGAAAATTTTGATGGATATGAATATCACCTTTACTACAATTCAGGAAGCACTTCATGGCCTAAAACAAATAATACTCAACCTTATATAAATTATGCAACTACATCTTCTTTAGGTGTATTGTTTTTAGCATCTCAATCACTATCAGCATCAATATTTGATTCTGAAAATAAAGATGCTTTAATAAATGCTATTCCACTTTATTTAAAAGAAGATCCTGATAATGCTCCTTATGAATTATTTGTGGAGATGTTAGGACAACATTTTGATAATATTTATGTTTATTATAATGAAATAACTAATAAATATAATGATGATAATAGAATTAATTCTGGGGCTTCTAAAGACCTAATTTCAGATATTTTAAGAGATTTTGGAGTTAAAATTTATCAAAATAATTTTTCAACAAACGATTTATATTCTTCATTTTTAGGATTAACAAATAATTTAAATTTATTTGCAACTGGAAGTGAAAAATTAACAACATTTATTTCAGCATCAAGTAACATTATTCCTTTAGATGATAATAATGCTGAAACTTATAAAAGAATTTATCATAATTTACCTTTACTTTTAAAGAAAAAAGGAACAATAGATGGATTGAAATTACTAATTAATCTTTATGGGATTCCTGATACAATTTTAAGAATTAATGAATTTGGAGGAAAAAATAAAGATAATTCTAATGATTGGGATCAATGGCAAAATCAATTTAACTATTCATTTTTTACAACAAGTTCTGGTTGGATAAAAGTTCCATTTAGTGAAGGAGCATTTAGCGGAGCCCCTAAATCACTAGAATTTAGGTTTAAACCCTTTTCTCTCCCTTTAACAAGTTCAAGACAAATTATAGCAACAACTATTAATTCAGGAAACCCTGTATTTATGATGACCCTTGAATATACAGGGAGTTCATATTTAAGTAGTTCTTATTCTTCTTCTACAATAAATCCATATTACCAATATGGAACCCTAAAAATAATAGATCTATCAAATACAACTTTATCTTCTAGTCTTTATTTACCCTTTTTTAATGGAGATTGGTGGTCAGTAATGTTAACATGTGAAAATCCAGGTTTTAACACAGTTTTATATTCTGCTAATAAAATTTATAAAGGAAATGATGGAAATCAAATAGGATTTATAGCATCTTCTAGTTTCACAGCTAGTACTTATTGGTTTCCAAATCTCCCTTCTTCAATGTCCCTTTCAACTGGATCAAATTATCCTATCAATGGAATAACTCACTACCCATTTTCAGGATCTTTTCAAGAATTAAGATATTATGATACTTTTTTGAGTGAAAGCGTTTTTAGAGATTATGTAATGAATCCTTATTCAATTGAAGGAAATTCCCCAGGTTTATATAATTTTTACATAAATGATTTAATGTTTAGAGCACCTTTAGGAAGTGTTTTAGATAATAACAGTGCTAGTTTAAAAACTTCAATTCATCCTTCTTATAACTCTTTCCCTGTAACTGAATCTACAGATATTGGAAGTTACTATGCTCTAAGTGGTTCATATTCTTTTATTCCAAATAAAGAATTTATTTATTTTGATCAATTCCCTTCAGGAATTAAGAATATAGTTTCCAACAAAATTAAAATTATTGATGAAATTTTACCTTCTGGAAGTGTAATTTCACCATATATTTCAATTCAACAAAATAATTCTATAAGTGAAAGTTATACAAGAGATATAAATTATCTTGAAGTAGCATTTTCTCCACAAAATGAAATAAATGAAGATATTATTTCTCAATTAGGATATTTTAATATTGGAGAATATATAGGAGATCCTAGACAGTTAATGAATACAACTGCTAGTTATTATCCTGATTTTAATAAAATTAGAGA